TTAATTCAGGCCGATGCCATCGAACACACCACGCGGCGCGAAGCGCTGTATGATCGACTTCAAGACTTCGTCTACAGACTGAGGCTGCGATTGAAAGCCAATATCCGTTAGTTCTTCCGAAACTGCCTCATTGAACTTTTCGAGGTCAATCGCCTCACCTTCACTAAGCATCTCGAAGAGTTCGGTCAGATGGTTGTCTGCCTCCTGATCAGCAAGTTCTCTGAGTAGTTGCGCTGCTTTCGCGTTACGGGCGTCTTCCGGATGCTTCGCGGCCTTCTGATCGCGCCATTCAGCCTTGTTGTTGAGTTCGAAGGAAAGGACGTTGGCCATCAAATCTTGTCCTTCACTTCGTTCCAAGCCTGCTGTGCACCTTCGACCCACCAAATAAGCAGTCTGGTGGATGCCTCGCGGGCGTCGGTTTCCCCGGTGATCAACTCGAAAGTTTCATTGATCTCGTAGTCATCGCATTCGCCGTAGATCGCCGTGGCGATCGTAGCCAACAAACGACGGGCATCATTTTCATCTGCCGCCCGTGGATCATGCTCCAGGCCGTCAAGGTTGATCTTCGCGACGGCAGAGAGCTGTTCATACTCAGCATCTTCCACCGCCCACCGACGACCGGTGGCGACCCATTCCGGCCGTTCCTGCATTTCCTTACGCACCTTGCCGGCCCGCATCCGTTCAATCATTCCAGACATATCATCTCCTCTTGTTTGAGTTCTTACCTTCACCTCAATGCGGAATGCCTGCTGCGCAACTCCGGACCAATTCACCCCATCGAGGGCGTCCATTGATGTCTTCAACTCATCCTGCACCGATATTGTCATTTTTGCCATGCACCTCTCCTTTCATGATCTTTATATACCTACAAATCCCATATTTGTCAATACAGGAAGTATTTATTAGAAATGATACCTCCTGATATTGCGTGAGAGTGAATGAGAGCCCAAAACGCAAAAAGCCGCCGCCACCCATCAGGGCAGCGGCGGCGGCACATCGTACGAAATTCGGACGATGTCAGGCGGGATCGCAGCGGAGAGTGGAACGGGCGGCTTCGGCATCTATGGCGCGGCGCCGGGTCGTGTTTCTGTCCTTGCAGATCCGGGTACAGAATCGCGCGCGCTTCGTGGGCGGATTGAAAAGATCGCCACAATGCCCACAGGGGATTTCCGGAAGGCCTGGCTTGCAAGCCGTGGAACAATATCGCTCCCGGCCATCCTTCGGAGTCCACGAGGATGAGCACGTCGGGCAGGTTCTTGGCTTCAGTCGGCGGGACTGGTCCGCGCAAGACTTCGAACAAAATGCGCCAGCCTTGGTGATGGAATGCGGTCGGAAGCGAGTGACACAATGCTGGCACTTCTTCTCGGGAACCGTCCGTTTCGCGATGCCGGTGCACTCTGGCGAGCAAGTCACAGTATCCGGGTTGAGCGATCGGAAGCCGGTGCCACAGACGGTACAGGGCCGATCGGGGATCTCGTCCAGCTTGTCGAGGTATTTTGCGTGGTTCATTACGCCGTGCTGAAGTTTGTACCACCTTTCCCAGTCTTGCGACTTCATGACCTTGGCGCACGTGTCAGAGCAGAACCGCCGATGGTTGGCCTGGTCGGCATCGTCCAGCGGGGAATAGCAGGTTTGGCAGTAGTCCGGCCCGGTGGTTGCGTTTGGCTGTCCCTGCTCCCAGGTGGGCCGCTCAATGCCCATGGTCGTGAAGGCCGCCTGCACGATGGCGTCGGCCTCCAAGTCGCTGTGAGCCCATCCATGCCCCTCTGAGATAAAACGCAGACGAAGGCCGGCGCGCACGGAAGCCTCATACTCAAAGGGAGAAAGCTTGCCGCGCTTCAGGAGGGCGGCCGCCTCATCCGTGAGGATGCCCCGTTGCCGCTTGTTGACCAGTTTGCGATAAACCGGCTCGGGCGGTGTCCAAAGCGTCGTACCGGATAGACCGTCCATAAGCGCCCGTGTGCGGCCCCGGTTGGCCTTGACGCTTATGTCTTTGAGCCATTCGGGAAGCGCAAGCATTTTTAATTCCTTACGTCTGGCGCCACCTCACATCGAACCCAAGCCGGCGGCGGTAGATGTTGCCGGCCTGGCCGCGATCAGTGATGTCGAGCGAAGTGCTGGCGATGTCCTCGACAGGGCCGCCGCGATAATCCTGAAGGGCGGTTTTCACCGTCTCGGCAAGTTCGTCGCAGGCGTTGAAGGCAGAGGCGCAAACATCGATGATGACCTCAGAGACCGGGAAACGATTGTGGCCGGAGAGGTGGCGCTCGTCCTCGGTTCTGGACGGCGTCAGGACGATGGCCGGGAGCGTCGGAGACTGAGGAAGTTCAACGGGATAGATGCGGGTAGCAACCAGCGAAGAAACGGGCGTGGAGGCCGTAAGGACGGCCCGCACAAGGGGCACGATGCTGGTCATTGCTGAGCTTCCTCAACCGCAGCTATCGCCTCGGCAAGTGTGATGCCGCGTAGGGCACGAACCTGGCTGTCATAGAGCCGTGTCCCGATCTCGCGAAGGGATAGGCCCCAGGGGGCGCCGTCGGCTTCTGCGCCATGCAGCGAGACAGCCAGCGCGCGGGAGATGACAAGCGGAGACGGACCCGTAAATCCGTGTTCGCAAATGCTCCAGTATGAGGGGCCGAAAGCTTCTTCGAGGGCGGACATTGCCGGGAAATCCATGATGATGTAAGCACCCTTCCCGGCTTCCGGCATTGGCACCGCTCCCTTCGGGAGGGCAACGGCGGGTTCGTCCGCTTCCGGTGTGCTGAACATGGATCTCAGGCGGTCAAGCATGGTGCGGCCTCTTCGGTGGGCAGGATGGGACGGCCGATTTCATTGGGCCAATTCTTGAGGATTTGGGAGCGGATGCCGTCACGGCTGATGGTGGCGCACTGCACGAAGCCGCCGACTGAGTAAGCCATGAGCGGTTCCGGTTTCTGTCCGCAATGGAGGTCGGCAAGCGTGCGGTGAGACACTTCGAAGGCCGGAAGGCCGTGCTCGACGGGATCGAAATCAATCGGCTCAGTTTTGAGCGCATCTCCAAGACCGGGACCACGCGGCACCATGAAATCGGTCAGCAGCGTTGGACCGCCGCGACTCCACGAAGTTGGGAAATCGTCATGGGTGGCGTGAAAGATGAGCTCGGCCCGGTTCCGTTCATCGGACCAACCGACCAGCGTAAACTCGTACAATCGCCCCGGCACCAGGCGCGCCATGAGTTGGTCAACCGCCTCAAAGACGGCTGGCGCGTTGGGGCGGAAGTCATCCCATGAAGCATAATCCTCCAGGGCGGCTTCCATCAGCATCAAGGGGACAAGGTTGCCACGACACGTTCCCGCCGCCTTAAGATGAGGCAGGAGCAGGATCTTCGAATGGATGTCGGTCAGCGTGCCGGTGGCGTCATAGACGGCCGCATCGGCCATAAGGAAAGCCCTGTCGGGCGTCGATACTGCGATAAGAGCGCTCATGCGAACTCCTCGATATTGCCGATAAAGGTGTGATTGTCGCCAGTTGCGCCACCGTCCGCGAAGCCAAACAGCGAGCCGATGCCGCCCAGAAGACCGCCAAGCAGGCCACTGCCGCCGCCTCCGCCGCCGATCACGACGTTGAACAAACCGTCGAGGGCCATGTCCATCAACTTGTCGGCAAGCTTCTGCATCGCACCCTGAAAGGCTTCCGCAGCGGTTTTGCCTTCCATTAGATCGGTGACGAAGCCCTTCGTCGCATCCTTGGCACTGTTGGCCCAATCAGCTGCCGCCTGGCGGACGCCTTCCTGCGAGTTTTTCAGGCTTTCGGAACCGGCAGCCGCTTCCGCGTAGGCACCAGCGAGCGCGCTGATTTCCGCCTTGAGTTCAGGCGTGATAGCCTTGCCGGCAGACATCGCCGCGGCTAAAAGTTCCTGTTCTGTTCTCGCCTTTTCGGCGGCATAACCGAAATCATCCACCATCGGATTGAGGGCGGCTTGCGCCTGAGTCTCCGCAATGGTGGCGCGGGTGGCTTCAGTGATCCTCTCGGTCAAACGCTGGTAATCGTCAGTCCGCGAGCCACCGCCCTTGGACTTTGACTTGCCGCCACCGCCGCCGCCGCTGTCATCGCCCGCACCAGGCTTGACTGAACCACCTGTGGAACCGGAGGAGAATGTCGAGTTGAGGGCATCCTCAAGCTTTGCCGCGCCAAGTTCGGCCAAGGTCATTTCGGCTTGGATTTTCCGGATCTCGGCGGTGATCGGGCTGGCGTCAATAGCGGCCTGCGTCTTCTCGATGCCGGTGAGGTCGTTGGGCAGACGGACATAATCGCGGCTGCTGTCACCGAAACCGCGTTCCGTGGCGCTGTTGCGGGTGAAGACCTGATTGCCAATCTCAGTCTTGAGGGCGCTACTCTTTTCGGTCAGCGTGGCTTGCTGGACCGCGATGGCGGCGCGCTGGCGCTTCAGTTCCAATTCGAGAAGCGAGCGCTTGGCCTCGTATTCGGCTTTCGTCGAGGCTATGATAGAGGCGGATGCGCTGGATTGCGTGCCGGCAGTCGAGGCTATGGCAGATTCATAGGCCTTCTGAGCCGCCGCAAGGCCGTCCACCAATCCCTGAATTTCGTCTGAAGAAGCCGCCTGTTCGGCAAGCGCCCGCGTCGAGTCATCAACGGAAGAGGTCAAATCGCCATACGCATATGCCGCAGCCGCAGCCGCCCCGGCAACGACGCCAAGAGGTCCAAGCAACGCACGCCAGTACAATGAAGCAGCAAGGGCACCCGCACGATGCGCAGCCGCAAGCCCCATGACAGCATTCGCCATCGAGGGGATGGTTGCCAACATGCTGGCAATCGATCGGCCGACCAGGGCACCCGCGATGACGCTTGCAAGCTGCAAGACAGTGTCGGCGGTCTGGTCGAAGTTGTCAGCAAGGGCGTTGAGACCGGCTACCAGGCGCTGAGAAGCCCCAAGGGACTCGTCTGTTTGGCCGATGTACTTCGTGAAGGCGTTGGTGATTTTGGTCACGCCCTGCTCGATCGTTTGCGTCGAGTTGGCCGCCATCGCCTCGATTTGCGGCAAGCCGCGAAGGAAGGCCTCGAAGAATTGGCGACCGGAAACCTCGCCATCATTCACAAGCTGCTTCAGCTTCGAGACAGAACCGCCGGCCGCATCAAGTCCAGCCGCGACAGCCATCAGGATCGGGCGGGCGCCCTCGTTGACTGAGTTAAATTCTTCCGCCGAAACACGAGTCTGCCCAAGCAACTGACCAAGCTGTGTCAGCGCGCCAGAGGCTGCCGTGGCAGAGGTTCCGGCGACCTTCAACGCGACACCGACACCATCGGAGAACTTCACCAGATCCGCGTTGCTGGCGCCCAAATTGTCCGAAGCCTGTGCCGCCTTGCCGAAAAGATCAGCCATTGCGCCAAGGGGCGCGGCGTTGCGCTGCGCGGAGTCGTAAAGCTGATCAAGGACCTTGGCCTGTTCGCGTCCGGTGATGCCGGCGACTGCGAGGCTGTTTTTTGCGCTGGTCCAGGCGTCGGCGAATGCGGCAACCTCCCGAACGGACAGTGCCGCCGTAATTGCCCCCAGGGAGGGCAATAAGGACTTGCCGAACCCGACGAACGAGCGGTCAATGGCAGACATCCGCTTTTCGAAGGCATTGGCCCGGTCCAGTGTCCGTTCCACCGCGCGCATGTTATCGTCGGCGGATTTCTTGACCGCAGCAAAGCCCTTAGCGGACTGCTTTTCGATACGGAGAAGCGCTTTTTCGAATTGCGCGGTGCGGGCCTCGATACTGACCAAAAGGCCTGTTGTTGCGTCATCAGCCATCTGGCGTTCCTATGATTGAAGCCGCGCTGAGATAACCGCCCTCATCCGCCACGGTGGCGAGATAGACCGCGAGCATCGCGGCAACGGCGGCATCGATCTTTGCGGAGCGCGCTTTAGATTTCGACGGTTTGATATTTCCGTTCGGGTCGGGGATCGGCAGCGGCACATTGAGGAAGCACCACTGCAAGACAGGGTGCCCGCCGTGCACGAACCGGCCTTCGAGGATCGCCCTTTCGGTCGATTTCATCGCGGCGCTCATGTGGCGGTAGATTTGGGGAACTTCGAGAACTGGCAGGCCCTGCTCATCCCGTAGGCGGCCCATAACCCGTTTCAATTGCCACGGATCGAACGCGATCCACTGGACATCGAAACGCTCGCAGATCTCAATGAGCTTTTCCTCGATGGCGGTCTCGTCAACGGCGGCGCCGTCCGTCTGCATCAGGAAGCCATCTGACAACCATTGCGCATATGGCGTGCCGTCTTCTTCTGATCGACGCACGATCGATTCAGCGGGACACCAGACGTGAGGCACGACATAGAAGCGGTTGGCGGGGGCATCATGGAAGATCTGAACCACGGCCGTCAGATCACTCACCGCGCCAGCATCGACACCGACAAAACATGGAAGGTGTGCGACATCCTCGATATCGAAGGGAGTCGAGCCCTGCTGATAAGCTTCGCGGGTGATCCAGGGATCAGAGGTGCCTTCGAACCAAACGTTCAAATGGTACCGCATAAATTCGCGGCGTGCTGTGAGCGAGGTCTTCGCCTCGAGCGCAAGATTTCGGAGTGTCGAAAGCCGCTTGAACGATCCCAACGCGAAGTTGCACCGATGCCACAGACGTTCGTCTAGCCAGTCGTCGTCCTCGGAAGCTTCAAAAATCACCGGCAACCAGGACGGATTCTCAACCTTGCCAGTCGCGATGTCTTTGGCTTGGCTGTAGAGGTCGAACCCGATGCCGCCATGGCCCAGGCCGCTCGTCGTCGCGACGACTGTTAGAGGTGAAGCCTTGCGCACCTTGGCTTGTGACTTGCGCAGCACCGCCCACAAGCGCGGCCGGTTCCAAGAATGTGTCTCTTCGGCAATCAGGAGATAGACTGAGAGGCCTTCCTGTGCATCGGGTGCGCGGGACAGAACGCGGATGGTCGAGCCCGACGCTATATGCGTGATGGACTGCTCGACCGCGTTGGAAACGATCTTGAAGCGGGATTCCAAAGCCTTGTGCTCATGATCCCATTTCGGCTGTTCGAATTCGCGTTTTATGAACTGTTCGATGAGGCCGAAACTGGTTGCGCGGGCCTGCCCTTTGGTGGCGGCGGCAATGACAATCTGCCCGTTCGGGATACGGAAATCACGGTGCGAGAGCATCATGAACCCGATCGCAGCGGCGAGCGTGCTTTTGGCCTGGCCGCTCGGCAAATGAAGATAGAGCGTTTCGATCAGGCGGTTGCCGTCGTCATCAACATTGCCGAACGTCGCGCGAAGAATCCGCTCTTGCACGGGATGAAGGTTGAAAGGCTCATCACCTTCCAAGAGGAGGCCGGACACGAAATCGACGGCCTTTTGTCCGAGCCCGAGCGGGTCGGGTAGCGGTGTTTCGAGGTCAATCAAAAACGCTGGCAGTGGGGTTGCTGACATTGGCTTTGGCCTTGTCGTTACGGGCCTTGCCGGTGGCGGTGATGCCAAGGGACTCCGCGTACCGGAGGGCCATATTCTGGTATTGAATCTGTTGGCGAGCGGCGGGATGCGGCTTCGGCGGCAAGCCTTTGACCGTGATAATCCGGCCCTGCTTTTTCAGGATCTGAGCGCACTCGTGGGCGCCTTCGACAGCCTCGCAGTACATGGTCAGGAGGCTTTTCATCTGCTCATTGAGGAGCCCGCCGTGGGCCAGCATTGGGCAGATTTTCCGCCATTCGGCTTTGCCAACTTCGCCAAGCGTAGCCGGCGCGCGCGGCGATCTGGTTGCGGTCTCGTTGGTCGAGACCAGTTTTAGTTCTGGCTTTCGTCCGCGCATGGCGTCACTCCACCGGGCCCACGTTGTCCCGCTTCAGCGCGAGCACGAGGAGGCCGTCTTTGAATCCAAAAGGCTGAATTGACTGGATATCCCAGAGATAATTCCCACCGCGACCGAGATATACGAGCCGATCGATCTGCCGGATGTCTTCTCGGTAGTTGATCAGGAATGTCGCCCGTTCCTCGCCAAGGGCGGTGACACCCTCGCGAAACTCACGGCCAGACTGGCCACGGTACTCCGCCCAGACCACGCCAGCGGAGACCCAATGTTCAACGCCGGTTTCCGGGTCATATTCGCCGCGCTTTTCAATGCGAACGCGATCGCGCATCTTGCCGGGATCGATAGCCATCATTTACTCCAGATCTTTCGGGCGGCCTTGCCGATTGCGCGAGCGATCCGGTTGCGGATGCGCTTTTTCTTCGAACGATACGCCGGCCAAAAAAACGGACGCGGCTTCGCGCCGTCGGGGCTGCCTTTGCCGCCGTGACCGAATTCGACATGGTGAGCGTACCGGACCTTGCCGTTTCCGGCCGTGATCTTCGCTGTCAGTTCGCCAACAGACTGCCGGCCGCCGCTGGAATAGAGAGGAGTGCTTTCACCGGGACCAGTGACGCGGATAGAGTCCTGCAAATCACCATCATCAACCGGTGCAAGTGCCCTGGCCGTGCTGGCGACCTCTTCTGCGGATGCTATCAGCACGGCTTCGACTTCGGCCTTGACCTCTGCCGGCATGGCGCGGAGCTTAGCCCGGAGCTTGTCCAGGCCCTGAATGGTGGCGCCCATCAACCAAAACCCCACTGGCGGTATTCGCCGATCAGCGACCAGTAGGCGGCTGGGAGTTCGGGATTCAGGCGCGATCTGTAATGGGTCTGCACGTCGAGAAGGACGGCCTGCACCACAGTCGCCGGAACCTCATCAAGATCGTCCAGGGCGATGCCCACATAACCTGCAGCACGTGCTTCGGCGCTTGCGATCAGCGCGGCAATGAAGGTTTTGTCTGCTGGTTCGGTGCCATCGGCTTCCGTGAGGTCGACCTGCAGCGCAGCCCAGGCATCGGCCTCGGATATTGAAATCGTTGCCATAATTCGTTTTCCTGAATTTGAAGCGCGATATTTTTTTGTGGGGGGCGGCGGTCTCGGACGGGGGTCTTACTGTCTTTGACCCCCCCCTTTCTGACTGGTCGGAAGGGTTCAAATCGGCCATCGTGACCGTTTCGGTGCTGTGCGAACGAAATACGTATGCGCAAATACGGAACCGCTCCGCTTTTCAACCGATGGGTTGTATAAACCTCGGCAATCGGCCCACTTGGATGAGACTGCACAACCTGAGATATGGATATGAGCAAGTTTGCTCACATCACCCGCAGCTTCACGCCATTCGTGACTATGGGATTTGCCATCTTCTCGAAGCGTTCATCGCTCATGCGGGTGACAGCAGCGATGAAACAGGCCACGTACATGGCTGGATAGAACCACCAGCGGGGAGTGATGGTGGCGGTGAGATTGTCGGTAGCCATGTCTAGTCCTTCTTACGGGCAAAGCCCTGTGTCACTGCGGTGTGCCGGCTGTGGCATTCGTGGCAGAAGCTTCGCAAATTGCTCCAGCTCAATCGCAAGTCAGGCCTCTCCGCGATGGTGATGCAGTGATCCACATCGGTGGCCTTCCGGCTGCATCCTGGCGTGCTGCATAAGGGGTGAGCCTCAAGGAATAGGCGGCGGCATCGCTTCCATGCCGCATCATATCCGCGCTGTGCTGCGGTGCCTCGGGCCTTGTCGTCCTGCTTGCGCTTCACCGCCTTGCATTGGCATGGCTGCCCACCGGGCACGATCCTGCCGCAGCCGCACAATCTAGGGGGTAAACTTGGCATGGTGCATCCTATGGGAGGTGCCCGCCCTCAACGCGGCCAAACGGAGGGCGGGCGGTGCCCAGCACGGCCGACGCGCTAGGCTATGCCGGGGGAACTTGGCAGAAAACCCCGGCAATCTCGGTCATGCTGGCCGGAACACACCGCAAGCGACATCACCCAAGCGTGTGACTCGATACGTCCCGGCTGCGCTAATGACTGCGACGACGTTGCGACCATTGTGGTCAGAGAAAAGCGCTCCCACTTCGAAGTATCGTCCGGCAGGATCTTTTAGTTCGATCCGGACCTTCGCGCCGTGCACTACATCGGGCCCGGTCGCATCGTTGAGACACAGCGAAACCGTCTCACCGGAAGTGACTGTGAAGTCATCCGAAGATGCCGCACCGGATCCAACTGCGAGGATCTGAGCCGCCGCCATCGTTAGGCCGCCGGCTTATCGAGCGGTTCAAGAACGGCCACGGCTCCCGCTGCGATGCTGGTGCCGGATGTCTTCGTCAGAACGATGCGGGCGTACCGCATGTAGCCAAGATAGCCCACACGATAGACCGAAGCGGCTGCCATCGACGTGGGCAAGGTGCCCTGCGTGGCATCGGCGGCCACAGCGGTCCAGTCAGACGCATTGTCCGACTCTTCGAGGCTCAGGGCGAAGACGCCCGAACCGACGATGGCGCCCGTGTTCACGACGAAGGCGAGGCTTTTGCTGCCTTTGGTGTCGATCGATGCACCGTTGATGGTGGCGGCCTGAACGGCAGGAGCGAGCGCCTGCACCGTCTTGATGTTGGAATAGATATCGCGCATTGGCGTTGCTCCTTACACTGCCATCTTCAACTTGCGGAACCTTGCGGCCTGCAGGACGCGGCCCCCGGTGCGGCGAGTGGCGTGAATCCGCGTGATGCCCTTGGTTGCCTGGCTGTAGGGGTCCGCCATGATTGAAAGGGCGAGGCGGTCAACGATGCGGTACGCCTGCCAATCACCATAGATGATCGGAAAGGCGTCTGCCGCCACGTCGGGCATATCCTTCATTTCGACGACAGGTCGGCCGAGGATCGTTTCAGGCTGGCCGGACTGATATGCGGGCTGCCACAAGTAGTTCCCCTGCCCGTCCTTCAGCTTGCGAATGGTCGCGAGCGTTGTCCCGTTCATCGACCATGCCCCGCGATTGCGATAGGTCGCCGGCAGGGCATACATGAGCGTGATCAGCGAATCGGCTGCGAGGTTGGTCGCGTGGCCGTTTGCGGTGAAGGCAATGTCGGGATCCGACATGAATCCGAAGGGCTCCTTAACCCCGCTGCCATTGACGAAGCCGATGGCTTCCTTTTCACCATAGTCTTCTGCAAGGGCGAGACGAACCTCGGATTCAACCTGGCCTGCTGAGTCCATCAGGTTCTCATTCGAGATGTCCACGAAGGTACGAACAGCGTGAATCTCAACTTCCGTCTGGCCGAAACTGATGGTCGATTCCTGCGCTTCCTCCGTTTCGCCTTCCCATCGGGCGTTGGTGATGGAAGTGCGCTTCGGGTATTTTACCGACGGCGCGGACGTGGTGCGTACGCTAGCAACGGAACGGATCGGAGAGAATTCGACCAGTTCACGAAGGAATTCCGTGCTCATCTCCGCTGGGGCAAGATAACCGCCGCCCGGATCGCTGGATACGGTGAGGGCGCGGACCTGGTCGGCTGGCGTCTGCGTACCAAAGCGCAGATAGGTAGCGAAGGCGGCACGCTGCTCGGATGGCTGTTCCGTCTGCCGGCCCGGGCGCTGAGCGCGGATTTCGAGCTGTTCCACGGTGCTGCGCAGTTCCGCGACCTGCGAACGCAGTTCAACGACTTCGGCGGCCGGCTGCTGCGGTGCGGCCTGGCTGCGCTGTTCAGCGGTGGATTCGTTCGTGGTTTGTTCGGTGGTTGCCTGAGGCATAGAGCCCTCCTTGGAGCGAATAGATGTGATGGTGGCATTGGGCGAAGCGCCCGCGTAAACGACTGAGATTTCAGCCAATTCCGCATCTTCGATCAGGGTTTCGCCCCTGTCGTTTTTCGATGTCTTCACCGGCCAGAAGCCGATCGACAGGGAGACGAGGCCGCGCTTGATCAGAGCATAGTGTTCCCGGCCATCCTGCGTTTCCAGCACCAGTTCGGCGCCATTCATGCGAAGGCCGCGCTCGTCTTCAACAAGGTTTGCGGGATCGATCAGGCCAATGACGCGGCCCGGATCGTGTGCGGCCAAGATGGGGAATTTCTTCCCGAGAGCCCGCCATTCGGACAGCGTCCGGCTGAAGGCACCGGGCAAAACCCTTTCCCGATAACTTGGCACCAGGTCGTTGAACGTGGCAGCATAGCCGGTAAAAGTGCCTTCGGTGGCACCGGCTGCGAACCTGATCTCAGCGGGGGCGATTGAGTGATGACGAATATCAGGCATTCGAAGCGCCTCCGTTTCCGTTGGCATCGGGAGAAGCACCCGCTACGGGGTACAAGCTGTCACCGCCTTCGACGCGCGGAAGGTTGAGACGCGATCGGCCGTCATTCGGCGTGAGAAGTGGGCCGCCTACGAGGTTCTTCAAGCCCTCGGCTGTGGCTTTGAAATCGCCAGATACCGCCGCTGCAGTCTCGAATTCAGCATAGACCGTGGCGCGTTCCTTCGGATCGATGAGCGTCCGGGAGATGGCGCAAACCCACGACGTAAGCCATGGCGCGAGGCAGTCCGTCAAAAACTGACGCCCCAGGCTTTCCGCATTGTTGAGGCTGGCGTCTTCAAGCTGTCCGGCCTTGGTCGGGCTGACACCGAAGAACCTCAAAACGTCAATGACTTGCTGCTTTCGAAGTTCTGCGGTCTGCTGATCGACAGAGGACATTGCAAGGGGCGTCCACGTTACATCGTTGCCCAGAACCGCGACACCGCCGGGATTTTCTGCGCGCTGCGTCTTCCAGCCCTCAAGAACCTCTTGCGCGGCCTTCGTCGTCATGGCCTGCTTCACGCTGAGAATGCCGGTCGGCTGCCCGCCATTGGCGAACAACTTGGACATGGCGTTTTCGATAAGCAGACCGAGATTGATAGCCTTGCGGGCCTGATGAGCGGGAGCGCTGCCGGTCGGGCTTTCGAGATGGATGATATCCCGATAAGTCAGGATCTCTTCGCCCCCGTTTGACAGTGCCACCTTGTACCGTGGTTCCCCTGTGGCATCGTCAACGTCGACGGTGACACCGTTCTTCAGGATGTGGAGCTCAACGGCCTTTCCGCTGCGCAGCCGCACTACTCTGGCGAATGCACCTTTTTCCTTCCTCAATGCCCGTGCGGTCATTTTTCTGAGGAAGTCCGGAGATAGCTGCCAAGGCGACGCATAGCCGTTCAGCAGCAGTTCGACGGGGTGATCTCTGAGCCGCTCGCGGTTGCCATCGGCGCTTCGACGGTAGCAATGCACCGGACATTCCGCGACGGAACCGGCAATGAGCCGGATTGATGCCGACGAAGCGGAATACATCATCGCGGAGTCATCGACGCCCTCGATATCACCGAAGATACCGAAAAGCTGTTTCAGCCAATCCTCAGGATCTGCAAGGCTGCGCACCTGGCCGCTGGCAAATAGGAAATGCTGCGCAAGCTCGGGCGTTGGCGCGACCGGTTCCGGCGGCGGCGGTGATTTACGAAATAGGCCCATTACGACCCTCTGTGTTGGAAAAGAAAAAGGCCCGTCACCGGTCAGGTGCGAGCCTCTATTTTTGATTCGGTGATCTCTTCATCACCACGATTCGGTGTTACTTCTGACTCGGAAATGGAGAAATTGTCAACACCTGTCGATGTTAAACAAACCGAAACAACATCCTCAATCTGTTACTTCCACCAGCGTTTCCGATGCTTTTCGACAGCGAATTTTTCTTGAATTTTGTCAGTTCAGAAAATTTGCGAGGGCGGGTTTTAGCGGGGTTTGCGACCACTTTTGACGGTTAGTTGTGCCCGTTGGGCATATCTAAAGCTGCTTCTCGTCCATCATCGCTACTATCTCGTTGAGCCTTTTTGTAGCCCTGCGGATCGCGGCGATGTTCCTGGCTTGGTCGTCGGTCCGCTCATCTCGACCGGCAAATGCAAGCGTGACGGCCTCTTGTGTTGCCCACTCTGCGAATGACCGACAGGTGCCGTATAGGTGAGTCCACTCCCTCCCTGCCGGGGTGGGTGGAACGTACAGCGGGTTCTTAAACGATCGCCGTCGCTGCGGCCTGTAGCCCTGCCTAGCGGCTTCTACGACGGCTTCCCGAAGCTCTTTTATCTCGTCTTCAGTCATGCTGCCCTCACCAATGAGTCCATTGTTTCCCGAAGATTTTCCAGGCGCCGAAGATACCTATGAAACCAAATACCAACGCGCTCTTTAGTTTTGACGATGTTAGAAGCATCGAGGCCTATGTAATAGGGAGATAGATGCTTGTCTTCTGCTACCCGAAGCATCGATTGGTATGCAGACTTTGTTTCCTCTCCAATCCTTTCCGATTCCTTGAGGGAGGTGAGCGGGTAGTGCATTTCGAAGAAGCTGGCATCCCGATAGAAGCGGGAAGCGACTTCAATGACTCTGCCTGCCGATCGCGCCCGCACGGCCCTGTCTCTTGCGGCTTCGGCCTCCGCGATATGCTTATCGAGCGCCTGCCGCGCCTCGCGTGCGGCATCGATTTCCCAGCGTGTTTTGAGTTTGATGACTGTCATCTTCACGCCGCCTTCCGAAACCATGTCTGCATCACCTTGAACACGATCAGATCCGCCGCATCAATCGCTTGCCCGGCCATATGCTCGATCTGTTGTGGCTTCGCCCTGCGGTCATTGAAGTCAAACCGCTCGATGTCATCAAGCCATCCCCGCAGATCGTCGAGAAGAAACCACTTCTCCGGCTTGAGGCAGTCCTTGACCTCAGGTAATCGGAGGACTACGCGATGGCGGCGGCGGATCTTCATCAGATTCTTGACCATCAACTCACCTTTGCCTGCACCCCAATGGCCCTTGCAGAGGCTGAGGTGGCGCTCGATGTCGCGCACTGCGTCGCATAGGTCGGGGTCGTTCCAGTCGCCCCACTTCCTGGCTTCTTCTGCCGTTTCGATCACCGCTACCGTCATTTCGAATACTCCTCGATCAGGGCCGCCGTCGTGGCATTGAGAGCCATCAACTTGCTGTAGATGTGCTGTCCGTGAAGGCCGGTCTTGCCGGTCTGTTTCCAGAATGCGGCGGCTCCGAATTCGAGTTCACCAATGGCAGCGGCGCCGCCTGAGAATGCCGAGATGGCATCATCCTCGGTTTGTATTCCGTCGATCTCGTCGGGGTGGATTAGTTCGACGTTTTTATGCCCAAGGCCTTCAAGGTGTGCGACTAAACTTTCATGGTCCATCATAATTCGTTCTCCTTTGGTTCCTGTTTTCGATTCCTTGCCGCCACACAGCCCCGTCCAGAGCGATTCAGGGTGTCGGATGATGTCAGACACCGGACAAGAGCTAACCGCGCTCAGTGAGGCTGTATGGCGGTTTTCGGTCACCATCTGATTTTCCGACAGTGAGACTTGCTATCATCAAGCCCGCCTCGGCCCATCATCCCATTCCGCAGGCCTGGGTGACTGGTTCGCTTGCGCGGCTGCCTTCTTCATCTCGGTGGCCACTGTGTCGTAGAGAGCCTGAAGCTCGACCGCGATCTCTTCCTGACTGATACCCCGCCTTTCGAATTCATCGATCAAATTCTTACGGACCAGATTCCAATATGACTGCCGCTGTTCTTGCGTCTTCCGAGTCTGCAGCTTCTCCGCGATATGGCGAGCTTTCCCGACTCTTGCCGCGACCGGGAAAACAATCACCTGGCAAGGAGGTGGTCGGAAATCGAACCTGAGCAATGGAAGATCTTCATCTTTCTTCATCGTGATCGTGCTCCTACAACAGTAGCCGCCTCATGAGATTCCGACGGAATCGAATGATTAGTCACCGCAGGTGACAGAGGCGGCGGGCCACAGGGCACGCACCGTGTCAGATTAGACTCGTCAGGTTCTCTTCTCAGATTACCTTCCGCATTTGCGCTACTACGATCCAACGCGTTTACGTCACTATGAACCGACGCGTTTACGTAAGTACGTGAGGTCAACATGTAGCGAAGTGAATCCCGTATTCCGGCCTTGTGGGTAGCGATCAGTCCCGCCCTGTGAAGCGCCTCCACGCCACAAATCACGGCCCGCTGCTTCATCCCTGTTTCTTTTGCGATGGTCTCAAATGAGGGGAAAATCTCCTCGTTCCTTCCCCACTGATCCACCAGGGCGAGACCTACTCTTAGCGCGGAAGCGGGAAGGTCAGATCTGTACAACTCCTTCCTCCATCTCCATCTTTCGGCTTTGTAGAGTGCATTCGCTTCCCGGATCTGTGCCCAAACCTCGGGCTTGTCTTTCATGAATCGTTGGTTTATTTTCACGATAATTTCCAGAATTGTTGGCCGGCGGATCGGGCAAGATCCTGCCGGCCGTTTCCTTCAGTGGACCGTTCCGTCGCAAGGAACATCCACTGACGCCGCAACGGCGTTTTTGACTACGACACAGCCGGCCATGAGGTTTTTAAAAGCCTCTGTGAACTTCCGCGCAGCGACAATGCAGAATTCGATGTCCTCAAGCGTACCGGCTTCGGAGAGGTCCGCGAATTCCCCAACAACTACCTGATAGCCCTCTTGGGATACCTGCTTTGCAAGATCCATGAATCGGGCAAGGTCAACGATCTGTAATCCGACTCCTCCCGCCAAACTTGCAAATAGATACCGGCAGGAAACATGGCCCGTTGCAGGATCCACATTCCACATGGATCGCGCGGCATCGGGATCAATGAAGTTCACGCATTCAAGCGCGTCCTCCAGAGATACGGCGGGGAGATAAAAATCAGGCTCGACGGGGGGATGAAGCTTCATGCTGCCGCCCTCCGCTCACAGGAAGCGATATAATCAAGGACGACCTGGCGGCGGTAGAAGACTGAGCGGCCAAGCTTGATAAAGTCAGGGCCTTTGCCGCGGCTTCGCCAAACCGTCAAGGTTCGCGGTTGCTGCCGCAGCATCGCGGCCGCTTCGATTTCGGAGAGAAGTTCATTTTCGTCAGTCTGCATAATAGGGCCTTGTTCAAGATTAGGGAACAAGTCTCACGCAGAAGACGCAATTAGGGCGCCGACTGAGTAAGACTCGAGTGGCGCCCACAATCGGGCTTGATGCAAGAATACGTACACTATGGTTGACGAAATGTCAATGGTGTGCGCTATCGTATCTTGTTCTTGATTCGTGCTGCACCCTTTTCCTCGGCGCCCTTCCCCAGCGCTGCGGCTATGCGGTCACCAACATCTTGCGCAGCGGCGGCGGCCGGATCGCCGGTTAGGTGGACGTAACGCTGTGTGGTCGCGGCAACGGTGTGACCGAGCAACGCGCCGATCATTGGGAGATTATGGCCGGCCATAGCCGCTTGGCTGGCGAAGGAATGACGACAATCGTAGAGCCGAACGTCGGGTAGTCCCGCCGCGTCCCTCACGTCCTGCCAAGCGTTTGTGAGCCGAGCGTAGGCGGTATCTTTCAGTCGGCCCGCGAACACGTATTTGCCGAAGTGGGGCGTCGAGGTCAACACAGCCCAGGCGGCACTGTTGCAATAGATGATGCGCGGCCGGTTTGCCTTGGAATCCGGCAACACGACGCGCTTGCGGTCGTGGTCGAGGAAGCGCCATTCTATTGAGGATATCTCCTTCGGCCTCGCACCGGTCAGGATCGCGAACCTGCAGGCGTTGGCAGCAAATGGGCTGAGCTTCTTGTTGGCCTCAAGCTTTGCTATCGCCACAAACACCCGCTCGATTTCCGCTTCGGAAAGGATCCGCTCTTTCTGATTTTCGCGATATCGCTTTATTCCGGCTGTCAGGTTCGGGCGGTCGCTATAACTGAGGATTGCGGACAAGACGCTGAGAAAATAGTTCGCGCGGCGCGGGGTTTCCTTCATATCCGCATGGAGTTTCCGCGCGTCCTGCTTAGTGATCGAGTCGAGCGCTCGGCCGGCGAACCGGCCTTTGAGGTCGTCGGCAATACGTTCATAGTCGCGGACGGTCAAAGGTTTCAGCTTCGGCCTTACGTGCTCGGTCAGCCAAGAATCAACCGCATCGGCAAACATAACCGCATCCGGTTCGACCACAGGCGCCGGAGCAGTCCTAGGGTCGAGCCCGTCGGCCATGGCGTTCAAGGCGGCGCGGGCGGCGTCTCTGGCCTTCGTGACGGTCATCTCTGGGAAATACCCGACCGTCACCCGCATCGGCTTTCCACCTACTCGACGCTGACAAATGAAGATCTTGCGGCCCGCCGCCGTCACCCGCACGCCGAAACCTTTCAGCAAACTATCAAAATACAGGCAGTCTTTTCCGGTCGTGACGAGTCCTAGGACTACATCAGCTGTCAGTCTTATCGCGGCCAT